CTGTAAGTCGTATTTAGTACATAGGTTAGTTGCAGATGCCTTTATTAATCGATTAGAACCCGGTGACCAAGTAGACCACATAAACGGGGTCCACGCGGATAACAAAGTTGAAAATCTAAGGGTTATGCGATATACGGAGCACGGTAGGGCTCACCCAATGTTAGCGACACCAGAGCAAAAAGAAAAGCTTCAAAAGTTAGCACAGAATAAGCTAAGCGATATGCGCTCATCAGGGTGGAAACCTAAAATATACGAACGCGCCCCAGAGCTCAAAGAACAATTACGGCGGGCAGCTATAGATAACCCACAAAAACGGGACAAATTAACTGGGCAGTATGTAAAAGGTGGAATTGCAAATGAGTGTTGAACGAGAACTGGCAGTACATGAAACCGAAATCCGGCACCTTCAAGCTGATATGGACAAGATTGTTGCGGATATGGAAGACATTAAAGAGACTCTGCAGAGCATCAATATGACGTTATCAGAAGCCCGAGGCGGGTGGAAGTTTCTATTGATGTTTGGCGGCGCTGCCGGTACTGTGGGGTCAGTTATTACATGGGTAATCCAGCACTGGGGAGTTAAGTAGCATGAAGACCACAGCAACTAAAAAAGACGTAAAGACCGCTGTCAAGGGCCATGAGAAACGTATGCATGGAATGAAATGTGGTGGTAAAGTAAAGCGGTATGCCGATGGTGGTAAAGTAAATACGGACCACTTGGTAGCTAAGGAAGATAAGCAGGCAGCAGTTAACAAGGCCCGAGACAAGCAGATTGCAGCTGACAAGGCCGCGATGGAGAAAAAGTACCCACCCAAGGAAAAGGTCAAGAAATTCGCCAAAGGCGGTGGGGTTGAACGTAAAGGCAAGACTAAAGGTAAGATAATCTAGGAGATTATGATGAGAAAAAACGAAGGTAATAAAGGTGGTGCAATGCGTGGTTTGGAACGTGCTGCTGCAATGAGCGGTCGTGATATGTCAGGTATGGGCAAGCCAATGAAAAAAGGCGGTAAGGTTAAGGGCTACGCAAACGGTGGTATGACTGGCTTAGGCCGTGCTGCTGCTATGAGTGGTCGTGAGATGCCTACTACTGGTGCTCCCGGTATGACAGGTCTCGATAGAGCTGCGGCAATGAGTGGCCGTGAAATGCCCGTTACCGGTCGTCCAATGAAAAAAGGCGGAGCTGTTAAAAAGTACGCTAAGGGCGGTGGCTGCGAGCTTCGTGGCAAGACCAAAGGTAAAATGGTCTAGGAGATAATCATGGGCATTGGAGGCACAAGAACTGACCCAAATCAGGTCTATTATGATTCTACAACAGGGCAGTATTACACGATATCTGGTGCGGGGTATGCCCCTGCGTTTGCTAACATATATTCGATGATGCCAAAAACCCGCAATTATATCGGAGGTACTCCTTTCGGGGCTAGTCAGGCTGGTCTGCTTCCCAATCAAAACCAAGGGGCTTCCAACTATGAGATTCCTAACTATATGCCCGCAGGATTAACTGCGTATGGAACTGAGGCTGTAGCGCCAGCAGTTAGACCTCCAAGACCCATGACTCCAGCACCGCAGTTCGATATGAGTGCAATTCAACAAGCGCTTGCCCAACAAGGCGGACAACAGGGTGCCCCACGAACATATAACCCAACACTAACTCCCGGTGCATCTGTAGCAAACGCAGGGCCATCAGTAGGCGGGTTAGCAGCATTACGTGGGATAGCGGCAGGAACTCCAACACAGGGGTAATTATGAGAGCATCCAGAGGCATGGGGGCCATAAACCCAAAGAAACAACCGGGGCACCAAAAAGGCCCAAACTTAAAACGCCCTAAAGCCCCTAACCGGGTCAAAGGTCCGGTAGATAACTTGGCTAAAGCAGCAAACATGACCAAGCGGCTTGGTAGATAAAGGAACCTCCATGAAAATCGCAGTGTTTTTTAGCTTTATTACCGGCGTGATGGTAGGCGGTGAATACGTTGAAGATGACGGGTTACAGCACCTCGTGTTAGATTTGTTTATCGTGCGTATCTGTATTACGTGGGGCGATTTAGATTTAGAACTAGATATTGGCGAAGAGTAATGACTACTACAGGCACAACAGCGTTCAATCTTGACCTCAACTCGCTGATAGAAGAGGCCTTCGAGAGGTGCGGCTCCGAATTGCGGAGTGGTTATGACATGCGAACTGCTCGTAGGTCTTTGAATTTGTTGACAATAGAGTGGGCAAATAAGGGAATAAATTTATGGACAATAGAACAGGGCGAGATTCCATTAGTTCAAGGGCAAGCCACGTATGACCTCCCTGCGGATACTATTGATTTACTTGATTATGTGGTCAGGACGCAAACAGGACAAAACCAAACCGACATCAATATATCCAGAATTTCTGTCTCGACTTATGCGACCATCCCGAACAAAAATACTCAAGGCCGCCCTATACAAGTATGGATTAACCGTCAATCAGGCGCTACATATCCTGATGGGATGACAACAGAAGTTAAATACCCGCAAATTACTGTCTGGCCTACTCCAGACGGCTCAACCCCATATACGTTTGTTTACTGGAGACTGCGAAGAATTCAGGACATGGGTAGCGGGGTAACTACGGCAGACATTCCGTTTAGGTTCTTGCCAGCACTTGTTGCTGGATTGGCGTTTCACTTGAGCTTAAAGATTCCAGAAGCCGCAACACGCGCAGCGGATTTAAAGGCAATGTACGACGAAGCATTTCGTGAAGCTGCAGACGAAGATAGAGAACGTGCCGCAATTAGGATTGCACCTAGAGTTGGTTTTCTATGAGAATTTGTAGCACATGTATGGTAAATAAAGCAATCGAACTATTCCCGAAACGCGGGAATAGCTGTAAAGAGTGTGTAGCGGAATATATGCGGGCATATCGTGCAGCTCATTCTGTTCGGATAGCAGAATGCAAAAAACAATGGAAGCTTAACAATCAGGAACATGTAAAGGAAAAAGATAGAACCTATGCTCAAGCAAATCCGGAGAAAAAACGAATAGCTAGAAAAAAATGGGAGCAAAATAACCCGGAAAAATTTAAGGCGTCAAAAATAAAATACAGCAGTTCATACCCAGAAAAAGTACGCGCAGCAAAAAATGCATGGACATGTAAAAATATACCTAAACGACGTGCAGGGTATGCTAAAAGGCGAGCTGCTAAACGAAACGCAATACCCAAGTGGGTTACAGCAGAAGAATGGTTTTTAATTCAGGAAGCGTATGGGTTAGCTAAACTTCGGGAGATAGCAACTGGATATAAGTGGCAAGTAGACCATGTAATCCCATTACAAAATTCTTTAGTCTGTGGGTTACACGTTATTGAAAACCTGCAAGTTATACCCGCGATAATTAACGCCCAAAAAGGCAATAAGTATATAATTGAGTAAAAAGGAGATTGAGATGCGCCCATTTATCTACGGAGCAGCAGTAACAGCAATTATATTTCTTGCGTATAAAGTAGCGGATGGCGCAGAGGCAGTTAAAGAGATGGTGATGCCTACGGAAGTAGGCGAGATTGTTTTAACCCTTGAGGAATGCCCGGTTAAAAACGAATATGGGTTTGATTATTACGGATATGCGACTGACCCCGGTAACCCAGTACATCCCGGATGCTGGAATGCAGACAATGCAATTGTGCAGATTTGGTTTCTTAACGAGGGTGTGGTCGGCGTATACAAGAAAGAGCTGTTTAAACCAAGAACACAGGTGTAAGTAATGGGTAGTAACTACAGTTCAGGGAAATTTGCTATCGCATCATGCGATAGGTGCGGGTTTAGATTCAAGCTTAAACAGTTGAAAAGACTGGTAATTAAGACCAAGAATGTTAATATACTGGTGTGCCCAGACTGCTGGGAACCGGACCAACCGCAACTGCAATTAGGGATGTACCCAATAGTAGACCCACAAGCATTAAGGGACCCTAGACCGGAAACAGGTGTACCACAAAGTAGAGACGTGCAGTGGGGGTGGAACCCAGTAGGGTTTAACAATTTATTAGACCTTCCAATACCAGACAACTTGGAAGCAACCGGACAACTAGGCGCAGTCACTGTGCATATAGGAGAATAAAATGGCAGAGTATAATCAACCAAAACCGGTACCCGTCCCTAATACGGCAGGTTACCCAAACAACACAGGCAACACTCAAACCAAACAAATTCGTGGTACTGGCGCAGCTACACGTGGTAAGGGCTATAGCAAGAATAGCCAATAAGGGATAACCCATGAACTACACGCAGCTCGTAGGAGCTATTGAAAGCACAGTAGAAAACAAGTTTACGAAAGATGACGTAGACCGGTTTATTATGCAATCAGAGCAACGGATATACAACCAGATTCAGCTTCCAGCATTGCGAAAGAACGTAACGGGAAACGCTACTAGTGGTAACAAATACTTGACATGCCCCTCTGACTGGCTTGCTACGTTTTCGTTGGCTGTTATTGACCCGGTAACTGGAGAGTATGACTACTTGCTGAACAAGGACGTGAACTTTATCCGAGAAGCATTTCCATATCCTGCGGTTGAAGGGAAGCCTACACACTATGCGCAATTCGACCAAGATACGTTCATACTGGGCCCGACGCCGGATGACGACTACGATATGGAGCTGCATTATTTCTACTACCCTGCGTCTATTGTTGATGCTGGCACTTCTTGGCTTGGTGATAATTTTGATACCGCTTTACTATATGGATGCTTGTTGGAAGCGTACGTGTTCATGAAAGGCGAGCAAGACGTTATGGCGGCATATCAAAAACGGTATGACGAGGCTATGGCAATGCTGAAGATGATGGGCGATGGCAAGAACAGAACAGATGCATATAGAGACGGACAAGCACGATACCCAGTAATGTAAAGGAGCGATATGAGTTTTACTGCAGAAATACCGGCGCTGTTAAGTAGCGTCATAGTAAAGACTACAGAAAACAGGGGTCACACCCCAGAGGAACTTGTAGAGCATGCACTTGATAAGATTATTTATGTAGGCAGTCAAAGCCACCCTGTTATTAGGGACCAAGCCGAGGCGTTTAGAAATCAAATCAGGGCGGTCATGCTATTCTACATGAAGCAGGCGGTAGCTTCGCACAACACAACTATCGCAAACCGGCTCCGCCAAGCGGGGCATGAAGAATTAATTAAGATACTCGACTAGGAGATTTAACATGGCAATCGCACAAGCACTACCGACCAGTTTTAAAGTAGAACTGTTGACTGCAACCCATAATTTTACTAACGGCACAGGCGATACGTTTAAAATCGCGCTGTTCACTTCCTCTGCTACATTGGGCGCGTCTACTACAGCATACAGCACTACTAACGAAGTCGCTTCAACAGGCAACTATTCCGCCGGTGGTAACACGCTGACTAATGTAACCCCAACATCTTCAGGCACTACAGCATTTACTGACTTTGCGGATACTACATGGTCCTCCGCGACTATTACGGCTAACGGCGCTTTGATTTATAATAGCTCCAAGTCTGACAAGGCAGTCGCGGTTCTTGCATTTGGCGGAGATAAGACTTCTACCAATGGTGACTTTACCATTGTGTTCCCAACCGCAGACGCATCGAATGCCATTATCCGGATTGCTTAATCCATGCCATTTATCGTCGCTGATAGGGTTAAAGAGACCACCACCACTACAGGTACTGGAACGGTAACGCTTTTAGGTGCGGAGCCGGGGTTTCAGGCGTTTTCTGTAGTTGGGGACGGTAATACTACATACTACACCATAGTCAACCGCGTTTCAGGTGAGTGGGAAGTAGGTATTGGTACATACACCGCGTCAGGCACCACTCTAGCAAGGACCACAGTTCTGTCTTCGAGCGATTCAGGCAACCCCATAGACTTTGGGGCTGGGACTAAAGACGTGTTTATTGACTACCCCGCCAACCCTGCTATTAATGCGATAGACAGTGTTCCTATCGTGCGACTACTTTTAATGGGACTGTAAAATGCCTAAATCTACCAACTTAAACTTCACCCAAAACATCAAGCTATCCGGTGCAACGATTGTACCAGCCGATACCACTACGCTTAAAACGCTGTTCACCGCAGGCACAAATGACGCCATTGTAAAAGCTATCAACGTGCAATCTACCGACACGGCGGCAAGAGTAGTTCAGCTATGGGTGAATGACGGCTCTACTGACTTTCTAATCGGATCGGTCAACATCCCGCTACGCTCTGGCGATAATGGTACGGCAGCTACCATTGACCTACTCGGCGGCACTCTTATGCCAAGCCTACCCTACGATTCTTCCGGCAAGAGAATTTTGCCTCTCCCAGCAGGGTATATACTAAAAGTAAATAGTCAGGCAACAGTTACTTCAGCAAAAGAAATCACTTTCGTGTGTATGGTAGAAGATTATTAAAAGTGACATCCCCTTATTTTTATATAATCGAGCATAAAGCTACTGGTAAAAAGTATGCTGGCTCACGTTGGGCAAAAGGCTGTTCGCCTAATGAGTTTATGAAAGATGGGGGATATTGCACTTCTTCCCCAATAGTAAAAGCTCTAATTAAAGAGGAGGGGCTAGACGCTTTCATTGTATTGACTATTGAGGAAATGGATGCCCCGTATACTTTTGAAACTACTTTTTTGAATGACAATAATTGTGCTAAATCAGATGAATGGCTAAACACGCACAATAATGTTGGGGCTTCTTTTGGCACAGAGCACTTTAAAGAAAAATCAAAACAAACATTTAAAGACAAGTTGGGAGTTAGCAATCCATCTCAGCACGAAGCAATAAAAGAAAAGAAACGCAAAACTTTGCTTGAGAATTTTGGGGTTTCTCAAACAATGGATTCCCCAGAACTTAAACAAAGAATGATAAATTCAAACTTAAAAAAATATGGAGTTGCTTTTGCTATTGGTGCAAAAGAAGTTCGTGAAAAATCAAAACAATCATATATTAAAAATTATGGTGTAGAGAATCCATTTCAAGCAAAAGAAATTAAAGAAAAAATAAAGCAAAAATATATGAAAGAATATGGCGTAGAGCATCCTTCTCAAGTTAAATTTATGTCTGAGATAACTAGCAAGAAAACATATAACAAAGCGTCTGTAACAAAGTTGTTTCCAGAACTAAAGGAATTTTACTAATGCCTTCTATGGTCGATGCACATCGCTCCGGAATCGGCGGTCTTGCTAAACTCGGCGATGGTGTAAGAGCCAACTCCGATGCGAGAACGCAAGCAGGGCTTGGTCGTGGACCAAACCAATCTAAGAAGTTAATCAATGCTGCATGGACTGACACATTTCCAGCACAAGGCGCAACGCTTGACCTAGACTTTGCCAATGACAGAGGCTTTGTTCGTGGTATCGGGCAAGGTAAGTCAATGGATGCGGTGACGTTCACTAGGGCAAGTAATGGTAACTACGTTAAGGCTGATGGCACTTTATCAAGCCATGCGAATCAAGGTGCGTTGGGGAATAATCTGCTGACGTTTCCGCAGGATTTTGATAATGCGGCGTGGACTAAAACAAACATAGATGTTGTAAAAGATGTTGGAGTTGCCCCTGACGGGAACTTAACTGCTGACACTTTTACTGAGACTACTGCAAATGGAGTGCATAGGTCTTTTGCAACAATATCTCAAACCGGACAAGTTACACTTAGTGTTTATGTAAAAGAAATTAGCGGGGGTAGATTTTTTGGGTTGCGAATAAATTTAACAACAATCTCTTACGCACATACTGTTTTTGATTTAAGTAATCAAACATATAACACGAGCGCATCTGTAACAGCAGCCTCAATTAGTGATGTTGGTGATGGTTGGTATAGAGTTTCGATGACTGCAACAAATTCAACTGGCGGTGCAAATCCAATGGTGTATTTGTCTGATTCTTCCGCTGCACCAGCGCAGTCAACAATCGCACCATCTTATGTGGGAGACGGCGAATCCGGTGTTTTCCTTTGGGGCGCACAGCTAGAACTCGGCTCAACTGCTACTGAATACTTTCCAACTAACATCGGGCAGCCTAGATTTGATTGGGCGAGTACTGCAAGCACAGGAGCAGGAACGATTGCTGACCCGTACGTTATCCCTTTAGCCGCTAACCCTACATCCAACGGCTTGCTTATCGAAGAAGCTTGCACTAACCGTATTCTATGGTGTAGGGATGCAACACAGACACAATGGGTAAAGACAAATGTAACCGCAGCAAAAGACCAAACAGGAGTAGACGGTGTAGCTAATGCGGCATCATCTCTCACAGCTACGGCTAACGATGGCACTTGTATTCAAACGATTACACTAGCTTCAGGTTCACGCACAAACTCGGTATACCTTACGAGACTGATTGGCACAGGCAACTGTCAAGTATCGCTTGATGGCACTACCTATTCAACGGTGGATTTATCTGCAAGCGAATGGCGCAGGATTGTATTGTCCGGCACGGTGACTAACCCGACTGTTGGCATTAAGCTGGCAGTGAGTGGCGATGCTGTAGCAATGGATTATGGGCAAGTAGAGGATGGGGCTTTTGTAACGACACCGATATTGACTACTACGGCTACGGCGACGAGGGCGGTTGATGTTGTGACAGTAGGCGGAGTTAATTTTAATAGTTGGTTTAATTTAAACAAAGGAACATTTTTTAGCACATTTAATATTTTAGGGCTATCTGGTGAAAGATACCCATTTTTTCTTGGACAAAACGTCACTAGAAGATTTGATTATCGAACTTCAAATGCCATCACTTTTAGTGCCGTTGGTGTGGCGGCAGTGGGTACTGGTCTTGGGTTTAATCAAATAAATAAAATAGCTATTAGCTATAATAGTAATGCTATTTTAATAAACAGTGTTAATGCTGGGATTTCAGCTATAGTTCAGCAATTTACTAAGCAACAATTGTCACTTGATACGAATTTAAATAATTTGGTTTTGTTTGATAGGGTAAATGGTTATTTATCAAAATTTACATTTATTCCAACTGCGGCAACCGACAAAGGTGTAGAAACATTATCAAGTAAATAATTATGACTTCAGACATTTACTACAAATTCCCAGACCAACTCACAGCCCTATCTGCTCTATCGGCTAACGGTATGACTGTCACATCGTTTGAGACGAAGCGAGACGAACTCGGCAATATCGTTTATCGCACAATCCAGCAAGAAGCCTTTGAGGTTTACGAAAATGAAGATGGCGAGCTGACAAGCCGTATATTGCTTGATGAGAATGGCAACCCAACAATCGAAGAAGTGCAAATAGAAGAAACCGAAGAAGTTGAGCGAATCTCTCAAGGGGGACACGAATACGCTCTGTGGGAAGTTGGAACAATTGACGAAGTTGAAGGCTGGCACATTAACGTCAGGCTGGTAAACGAGAGCTTTGATGTGAGCAGTTTGGAGCAGTATCGAGTAGAACCACAAAATCCGGTTTGTATCTGGGCATAGCACATGTTCGCTCATACCCCCTTATGTAACTTAGCGATAGGCGAAAGTATACAGGAAGTCTACGTTCAATTAACGGGCGTCGAAGGACTTGGGGTTGTTTCATCGGTTGAAGTCAATGCAAATGCAAATGCAATTACAACCGTTACAGGCGAAGAAGCAGTTAGTGCGGTAGGTGATGTAGAGGTTCGTTGTGGTATAGTCGCGCTTGTTAGCGGGGTGCAGTCCACCTGCAGTATAGGTTCCGTACAAATAGTCGGCTTAGCATCTACTACACTAACGGGGGTTGAGGGTGTTGGTGCTGTAGGCGACGTAGCGCTTAGTTTCCCTAGAGTTGTCACGGTTACAGGTGAGGAAGCTACCGTCCTAGACGGTGACGTTGAAGTAAACAACGCAATTAATGTAACCACTACGGGCGTTTCTGGGCTGGGAGCTACGGGTTCCGTACAAATAGTCGGCTTAGCATCTACAGCATTGACAGGTGTTGCAGCTACAACATCACTAGGCACTGTAAATGCCAAAGCAGGCGCGGACGCGATACTTACCGGACTAGAGGCTAATGGGGTTCTCGGAACTGTAGATTTTGACTTTGGGGTTATTGTTAGAGTGACAGGCGTAGCTGCGGTGGGGCGTACCCAAATTGTAAATATATGGAGCCCGGTAGATGATGCTCAGTCCACATCGTGGACAATAGTTAAGAAAGCCGCATAATGGCAATATCAATTATTTCTGGTGGCGCTTTAACCGGCGGGATAAATAATGGCAATGCGGTAACCTTAACTTTTCCCGGCGGCGTTCAACAAGATGATGTTGTTTACGTTTGTTCTGGCATCGACGGCACGGTAAGTCCTTCAACCTCTGGATATACTCAAATTGCTGCCGTTACCAGTGGTGGACACCGAGTTGGGGTGTGGCGAAAAATTATGGGGGCAACTCCAGACGCCAGCGTTACTATTAGTGGGACAGGGCAGCCTCAAGATGCCCATGCCGTTGTCGCCCTGATTCTCAGAGGCGTTGAAACAACTCAGCCAGAAGACGTAGCAGCCACTACCGATTCAGGGTCTAGCACTAACCCGGATAACCCCGCAATCACAACAACATTTAGTACTACTTTGATTCTGGCATTCGCAAGTAGTCGGGTTAACGATACTGCAATTACCGCGCCATCTGGGTATAACAACCAAACAGACATCGCTGTTTCTGATACAAACCCTTCTACTACAGCGGTTGCAACAAAAGAATTATCCCCTGCAGGTACAGAAGACCCTGCATCATGGACAGATTGGGCGTCGGGTACTTGGGGAGCAATCACTGTTGCGGTTCGCCCTAGTGGGTATGTATCGGTTCCTGTTGTCGGCGCATCCGGTACTGGGCAAGTTGGTACGGTTCAAGTATTTGAAAATGAACAAGTATCGGTAACTGGAGTAGCAGGCACATCAGCTGTTGGTACCGTAAGCGCTGTAGTATTTCAAAGAGCACAGGTAACCGGAGTAGCTGCGACAGGGGCGGTTGGAGATGTTTCAGTTACAGGCAAAGCAGCAATAAATACAATCGTAGGTGCTGTCGGAACAGGACAAGTTGGAACCGCAGGGTTAAGCACTAGTGGGCTATACCCAGTCACAGGTGTAAGTGCAGATAGTGCTTTAGGTTCAGTAAGTACTTTAACCGGGTTAGCTGTTAATGTAATAGGTGTTTCATGTATTACTGAATTTAGCGAAGTATATGTGTGGATAAAGATTGACGATATACAGACCCCGGATTGGGTAGAAGTACCTACATAGCACTAGTAAATATAGTGTTTTTGTGATAATCGGGTTAAAATGTGGCAACCAATAAGGAATTAAATCATGGCATCAACATTTAGCGAATTAAAATTTGAGCTTATAGGTACCGGCGAGCAGGATGGTACGTGGGGTATTACTACTAATACTAACTTGGGCACGGCGATTGAAGAGGCCATTGCAGGTAGAGCTAATGCTAATTTTGGCTCCGATGCTGACTTAACTCTTACGCTCGCAAACACAGCTACTACACAAGTCGCACGGCACTACGTGCTTAATGTAACTTCTTCCGGCTCGTTGACAGCAACGCGAAACTTGATTGTTCCATCAATTGAAAAACCATACTTGATTGAAAATAACACAACTGGCGGTCAAGATATTGTTGTAAAAACCGCAGCAGGTACTGGGGTTACTGTCCCTAACGGCGCACGGACGCTTGTATATACCAACGGAACCAACGTAGTAAGTGCCATTAACTATATCCCTGACTTTGCTGCGGGGACTATTGTGGGGGAAATTCCGGTTGCTAACGGTGGTACTGGTGCATCTACGGCAGCAGGCGCAAGAACTAATCTCGGGTTAGGGACCATAGCAACACAGAACAATAATAATGTATCCATAACTGGCGGGTCTATTACCGGCATTACAGACTTGGCTATTGCAGATGGTGGCACTGGAGCGTCTACGGCAGACCAAGCAAGGACTAATCTTGGATTAGCTATAGGTACAAACGTACAGGCATTCAATTCCAATTTAACAGCTTTTGCAGGAAAAACCGCCCCAAGCGGCGTAGTTGTAGGTACGACAGATAGCCAAACATTAACTAATAAAACACTTACCAGCCCAGCAATTACCGGTGGAACTCAGACATCTCCAGCGATTACTACACCAACACTTACTAACCCAACGGTGACAAACTATGTAGAAACAGTATTTATAGCAACAGGCACCACTACAATCGACTTGACAAACGGAACTGTGCAGAAGATTACCACTAATGGCAACAACACCATTACACTGCCAAGCTCTGTTGCAGGTAAGTCTTACGTCGTAATCATTGCATATGGCGGTACCCATACAGTGACATGGGCTGGCGGTTCTACGATTAAATGGGCTTTTGGTTCTGCGCCATCACAAACCAGCGCTAATGGTAAGTTCGATATTTTTACATTCTTCTGCGACGGCACCAATACATACGGTGGAACTTTTGGGACGAACTTCTAATGTTCTGTGCAGCGATAAAAACAAGCGGTTCAAAGGGTTGTGGAGCTCCAACAGTAGTTAGAACACATACAGGTTCTGGCACCCCAGCTTCATTTAACATCGGTACCGCCAGTGCGGACAGAATTATTGTTGTAGGAGTTTCAAATCAAGGCACCGGAACTACGTTTACTTTAACACTAAATGGACAAGCGCCTTTAGCTATATATAACGGAAACACATCGTTTGGTGGTAATTCGTGTTTTGCCATATGGAAAGTTCCGACAGGGACTACAGCGACATTTACATCTAGCAGCAGCACCCAACCAATCAGCGTATATGCGATTTATGGATGGAGTGGGTATAAGGTAATACAGTTTAATAGTTATGCAGGTGGAGATGGTAATGATTGGTCATTTACAGCGAGTCCAATACCGGCAAACTCAGTGATATTTGGCACATGGTCTACCAATGAAGATGGGGACGCATCATTAAAGCTATATAATTTTGGGCAAGGCGACAGGTATTTCTATAATGCCGGTGAACATGACGGCGGTTCCGCTTATGAAGTAATTACCGCATATAACGCGGCAAAAAGTATAACTTGTGATACATCCGGAAGACGTAGAGCTTATGGATTTTTATCATTAACTTGTTCTAACTCGACGATATAGATATGGACTGGACTAGATACCCTAATTTTAAGAAATCAGAATTCGATTGTAAGCATACTGGCAAGAACGAGATGCGCCCTGAATTTATGGACAAGCTGCAGAGAGTTCGAGTTGAGTACGGCAAATCCATGACAATTTCTTCTGGCTATCGTGACCCTACCCACCCAGTCGAACGCACAAAAACAGTGTCAGGTGAGCATAGTTATGGGATGGCTTGCGATGTGGCAGTACAAGGTGCAGATGCACTACGACTGATTGAGATTGCACTGAAGCATGGGTTTAACCGTATCGGTGTTCAGCAAAAGGGCACAGGTCGGTTCATCCACTTAGGTATCGGTAACGGCAGATTCCCTGCCCCGATGATTTGGAGCTATTAGGAGGTAATATGAAATTTATCAATGGTTGGAAGTATGTTCAAAAAGACGCAAACCGCGTTGAGTATAGGCTGCGCATTGGGTTGCTGACAGTCTTTGATTTGTTCCTTGACTTTAGCGACCGTAAGGTACGTGTGACCCTGCTGAATTTCACTGTAGAACGCTGATGCCTGAGCAGTGTAAAAAATTCTGGAAGTCGAAGACGCTCTGGTTTAATGTGGCTGTCGGCGTCGGTACGGCTATTGAAATGTCGTTAAGCGTTATTCAAGGCGAGTTCGACCCAAAGATATACTTGGCGTTAGTGGGGCTAGTAGCTGGGGTTAACGTGGTGCTTCGCGTGGTATCTAATCAGGAGCTGACAAAATGATGGGTTTACTTACACTAGTTCCGAGACCATATTTGATTCTTGGTTTAGTTTTCGCACTGATTGCATCGCATGGATTTGCATATTTTAAAGGATATAAACGCGCAGAAGACGCGCAGGCTAGCCAAATGATAGAGGTTCTCAAGCGTGAGCGGGAGTTGTTGGCAGCGTATGATGTAGTCAGTCGAGAGCTTGTGAGTGCCCTGCAGGTTAAGCAGGCTGATACCAAAATAGTATATCGAACCATTACTAAGGAGATTCCAAATGCGACTACTGGGCGTGTTTGTTTTAATAATGATGCTGCCAGCTTGTGGAATGATGCCCTCAAAGGGAGTGTGTCCGAAACCCCCACAGGAGCTGCTAAAGCGTCCACCGGAACCTATTCCGATGCAGAAGTCCTCACCAACGCAGCCGAAAACTTCGAGCAATACACAGCATGTCGTCAGCAGCTAAACGCTTTGATTGACTGGCACGAGAAAGTAGAGGCTGTCGATGCCACTAAGTAAACTGATATTTAAACCCGGAATTAACCGCGACCAAACTAACTATGCCTCTGAAGGTGGGTGGGTTGACGGGGATAAGATTCGATTTCGCTCAGGGTTTCCAGAAAAAATTGGTGGTTGGCAGGTTCGTACCTTTGACCAGTATGTGGGCTCAGCTAGGTCATTGTTTCCTTGGACAACTTCTCTTGGAACAGTGCTTGTTGGGATAGGGACATCCGAAAAAATATATATCAATGTCGGTACTGAAAATACGGATATCACGCCAATACGTGCGACGTTTGATACCCCCGATACAGATGACTGCCTTGCGACCACCGACGGCGACGCGGAAATTATAGTAAGTATAACTGGGCACGGCGCTGATAATGGGGACTATGTAACTATATCCGGTGCTACTGCAGTTGGCGGAATCCCTGATACCGAGATAAACAAAGAACATAAAGTTTACGACGTAACTGCAAACACTTTTACAATAGCTACTACCACAGCGGCAACATCTACAGTAGCTGGGGGTGGCGGTTCAAGTATCGTCGCGGAGTTTCAAATTAATGTGGGGCGAGTCGCGGTATCATCTGGTTATGGTTTTGGTGCAGGTACTTGGGGGAGGGATACATGGGGTTCAAGTGCGACAGATTCCGCTGGAGTTACCCTCCCCGCTAGACTAGTGTTTCAAGAAAACTTTAATAATGACTTGATATTCAACATATCAGGCGGAGATATTTTCTATTGGGCGTACAACCTAAACACAATTGACCGCGCGGTTTATTTACGCGATATATCCGGAGCTATAGCCACTCCACAGCAAGTTACTAAAATCTTGTTCGCATCTACAGGTCATTTATTAGCGCTTGGATGTACATCGTTTGATGCAACTAATCCGGGCGGTGATTACTTAGGAGACTTTGACCCACTGCTTATTCGTTGGGCAAATGTGGATTCGTATATTGGACCGGAGCCAGAGAACTGGCGTCCAGAACTAAACAATACGGCAGGTTTTTTCCGGCTTGAGTCGGGTTCGTTTATTGTCACCGGAATTAAAACCCGCCAAGAAGTGCTGGTATGGTCAGACATTGCCCTTACGTCAATCCAGTTTTTAGGTACGGAAGAAGTTTTTGGTAAGCAAGAAATCGCTTCTAATATCAGTATCTTGGGACCTAATGTTGTAGCTGAAGCCAACAACGTAATCTATTGGATGGGTGTGGATAAGTTCTATACATACTCTGGTCGAGTTGATACGCTGCCTTGCACGTTACGCCAATATATCTTTAACGACCTTAACAGAACTCAGAGTCAGTTAGCCTTTGCTGGAACTAACGCACAGTATAACGAGATTGTGTGGTTCTATGCATCTGGGGGCTCTAACATCATTAACCGTTATGTCATTTATAACTACTCGGAAAATATCTGGTATTACGGGCAACTGGAAAGAACTGCTTGGGTTGATGCAGGCGTAATTGACTACCCACTTGCGGCTAAAAATGGGTGGATTTATGAACATGAAAAAGGTCGGGACGATGGACAACCACTTGACGCGCCCCCACTACCAATAGAATCGTATATCCAATCTGCTGACGTTGATATTGATGACGGCGATAAGTTTATGCTGATTCGCAGAATCATTCCAGACGTTAATTTTAACGGCTCAGACATAGCAAACCAAGTAACTGGGGAGCCAGTAGTTCCAGAAGTAATGATGACCGTTGGGGTAAGAAACTTCCCCGGTGCAGTTAATTTAACTACGAACGCATCGAATCTGGCTACAGAACGAGAGGTGACCGCCTCCGCAATTATTGACCAGTACACCAATCAGGTATTCGTGCGAGCCCGAGGTCGGCAGATGAACTTTAGAATAGGTTCTGATGGAATTGGTACGCAATGGCAGCTGGGTATGCCGCGCGTGGATGCACGTCCTGATGGACTAAAATAAAATGCGTAATCCGTTACAATCTTCAAGAGCTCCTAACCAACCTATAGCTCCCGGAGTTTACACGCAGTCATATTTGAACCAGCTACAGAACGCATTTCGCCTGTATTTTAACCAACTTGACGGGATAACTTCCAAGATACTGGGGCGGGCGGGTGGTAAGTTTATTGAGTTCCCCCACATATCAGCTTCGGATTCAACTGACCAGTATGCGCTAGGGGATGACACTCCGACAAAAGTTTTATGGGACTCGCTTGAAGTCAGTAATGGGTTTACCTTGAATATGGATGGCACGGCTACGCCTGACCAGACTGGGGTGTATAAAATTGACTACAGCCTACAGTTCGCAAATACTGCAAATGAATCGTATGACGTATTTGTTTGGCTAGAAGTTAATGGCGGTACGTTAGTCCCCAACTCGTCAAGTAAATTTACCCTGCCTGCAAGAAAAGCAAACAATGAGCCTAGTTTTATTGTCGCGTACTCCCACGTAACTTTTAATGTACAAGCACAAGACGCTATTGCCTTATATTGGGCTACGGATAAAGCGTATGTAGATGACCCACTAACCGACGGGGTTTATATGGAAGCTATTGCAGCAATTGATACTCCATACGATAGACCAGCTAATCCATCGGCTATAGGCACTATTACGTTTGTGTCTAATCTAATTGAATGATAATATTGACTAAACAAACAAGGACTTAAATTATGCTACCTTTACTTGCGGGACTTGCGGGGAGCGCTTTTGGATTATCGGCAATGAATGCCGCATTGCTTGGTGCCGGGATTGGGTTGTTGTCAAATAAAGAAGACCCAATAGGGGGTGCAATCTCTGGCGGTCTTGGTGGTTATGGTGGCGCGTCACTTGGTGGAACACTTGGAAAAATGGGCGCAGCGACTACTGCACCTGCAACAACTCTCGCTGATACCGCAGCTTCCACCCTGTCGTCTAATGCAGCTACTGAAGGAGCCAAAGCTTTTCTAACTTCGGAAGCCCCAGCAATAGGGTCAGCGCAATTCTGGCAAGGGGCTCCAACGATGGCGCAACCAGTTGCTGAGGCAAGTTCACTTCCAAACCCATTACTGCAAACAGCCGCTACCACCCCAACAACTGGATTAGGCACAATGGGCGCTGGGATAAAAGACCTGATGTCCGAAGGCGGTTTTGGTAGATTTAAAACAGCTATGGGAACCGACGGAACCCCCGCAACTACAGGCCAAGCAGCTATGGCGTTGGGAATGCCAGCCTTAACAATCGGAAGTACCTTGGCGAGCGCGTTTGAGCCTGAATACGAAGAATTTGAGGAAGAAGATAAGTACAAAAAAGACGGTGGGTTGTATCTTTTTGGACCCAAGTCTACGCAATCCGGACTTACACTAAACTACGCAAACGGCGGTACCGTGCAACAAGGCGGGTTAATGGATTTACATGGCGCAAACGACTCGCAGTATGGCCCACCGCTGTCGGAACAAGGCTATGGCTTGGGTAGGCTCAACAACCTAGCTTCGCAAGAATCCCAAGCAAGGGCAGAGATGGGGATGTACGCTAAAGGCGGGGACCTTGAAGATGGTGGGTTTGTCATTCCAGCCGATGTGGTTAGCCATTTAGGTAACGGTAGTACCGATGCCGGTCTCGCAGTTCTCGCTAAAAAGTACGGCGCAAAACCAATTAAGGGTGACGGTGATGGTATGAGTGACTCTATCCCGACTACGATTGAGGGTCGAGAAAAGGCTAGGGTTGCAGACGGTGAGGCATATATTCCTAAAGATGTAGTTAGAAAACTGGGCGGACCAGAAAAGTTATATGCCATGATGGACAGAGTGCGGAAAGCACGAACAGGCACTGCGAAACAAGGTAAAGAGATTAACCCGCACAGAGTTGCGTAATGGATATAAAAGTTTCGCTGGTGGAGCGACTGCTAGGCAAAGCATTTCATAAGCATTCTTTGTTGGGCGATAAGCGGTTCTATGACCCGTATGTGTTTCCCGTCGCTAAAGAGCTTGAAGAGGCGTACCCCGCAATCAGGGTAGAAGTAGAAAAGATTTTAGCTAGGTTTGATGACCTAGCGATGTTTCAGGATATATCACCTAACCAGTCGTATATCCCCTCTGATGATAAGTGGCGCATGTTCTTTTACAAAGCTATGGGGGTTCATTTTAAAAAGAACCAAGAGTTCTCCCCTACGGTAGCGGCGATTATTCGGAAACACCCGGAAATATGCTCAGCCTATATATCAGTGCTAGGCCCTAAGTCTTACTTGAACCCGCATAAAGGGCCGTGGTCGGGCATACTGCGCATGCATTTGGGTACGATAATTCCCAAAAAAGGTACGTGTGTATTAGTGGTAGAAGGCGAAGAGCATCGCTGGCAAGAAGGTAAGACGGTGTTGTTTGATGATACCTACGAACATATGGCGTTTAATACCTCGGATGAACCGAGAGCTGTCGTGTTTTTAGACATCATGCGACCCTTACCTCAGCCGTGGAAGCTGTTGAATTGGTTAAGTTTATACCTTTCTTTGCTGACACCGTATATAATTGGAGCATACATAAGGCACCGTAAATGGCAAGCTAAGTTTTTTGGAGCTGAGAGATGAAAGTCAGTTACGTATTGCCAGAGGACTACAGACAAATTTGGCCTCTAATTGAAAGCTATATGGACGGTGCGGCAACGTACACCTACGGCAGATTTACCAAAGAAGATATATTAGACGATTTACTGAATAAGCACCAACAACTATGGATAGCGTTTGAAGGCTCCGAGGTGTTTGGTGCAGTAGTAACTGAGGTGCTTACCTACCCAAGAATGAGGACGCTGGTAATGCACTTCACCGGGGGTAAAAAACTCCCTCGCTGGAAAAACGAGATGTTGCAGCTACTGCAGCAGTTCGCACGAGATAATCAATGCGCAGTTATTGAATCATATGGACGCCCCGGATGGGGCAAGGTCTTTGAAAAAGACGGATATAAAGCGCGGTTTATTTACTATGAACTGCCAGTGGAGAATTAATTATGAATTTGTTTGACGGTTTTAAATGGCTGCTTAGCCCCAGTTATATTGTGGGCCTCTTGACTTTCTGGGGTGGCGGTAAAGGCGGTGGTGGGTCTAGCAACACGACAGCAACCACATATACTAACAATCTTCCCAAATATGCAGAACCGTACTATAAAGAGCTGTTAAATCAGACAGGTCGAGAAGTCTTTCAAACCGATGCATCGGGGCGGGTTATTGGAATGGCTCCCTACGAAGCCTACGAAGGGCAACGTATTGCCGGATTCACCCCAGAACAACTAGCAGTTCAACAAGAGACTTTCGGCCTTCAGACCCCAGAACAGTTCCAGTCAGCGCAAGCAGGGATGCAGGCTACCCAACAGGCAGGTCTTGGTGTTTTAGGCGCTGGCCTTCAGAACGCGCTAGGCTATCAGGCAGGTCCGCTCGAACAGATGGGTATGTCGCAAACGCCAATCTGGAACCAACAAATCGCTGACTATTACATGTCACCGTATCAACAGGCAGTCACTGACACCTCGATTAGAAAAGCTCAAGAAGAAGCAGAACGACAACGCGCTAACTTTGCATTGGGTTCTATCGGTCGGGGGACCTTTGGTGGTGCTCGTGAAGGCTTGATGCAGGTTAATTATGGTCTTGGTACCCAACAGCAGATTGCAGACATTCAATCCAAGGGCGCACAAGACGCGTTCATGGCGGCACAGCAACAATTCGAGAGGGATAGAACTGCAGGCATGACCTCGGAAAAAGCTACCCTTGACGCTGAAGTTCAACGTCGTGCCCTTGAAGAGCAGGCTAGGCAGTATCAAGCAGGTATCGGTAAAGACTTTGTCGGGCTGGGGATGTCCGGGCTGCTGGACGCATCTAAAGGTCTGGGCGCACTTGGCGCTACGCAACAAGAAGCTGACTTGGCTAGACTGCAGGCACAAGCTGCATCGGCTGGTGAACAACAAGCACTGGCGCAACGCGCCCTCGACACGCAGTATCAAGACTCAATGGAAGCACGAGACTGGAACAAAGCCCAGCTTGAGTTCTACAGCAATATCCTGCAAGGTAATCAAAGTGCTCTTGGGTCCACTCAGGTACAATATAACCCAGCGCCATCAACCACATCGCAAATTGCCGGTCTTGGCCTTGCTGGTCTTGGCTTGTACAACGCGCTGAAATAAGGGGTAGGATATGGCAATTAATCTGGTAAAACTTGAGAACGACCTAAAGAACGCCCCTGACCAAGCAATTGTTGGCTACGTACAAAACCCATCCGGACAAGTACCGACATACCTCGCACTGGCAGAACTCGAACGCCGCAAACGCATGCGGCAAGGTGCAATGGCCTCACAGGGTGGCGAACAACCCAGCGTAGCTGACCAACTCGTTGCAGAATCACAACCCCAACCGCAGATGGGCGGTATCGCTGACATCCCCGTGCAGAACGTAGGCAATGAAGAGTCCTATGCAGCCGGTGGTATTGTTGCGTTTGAAGATGGTGGGTCCGTGACTGGGGGGCTTTCGTTAGAAGAGCTAGAGGAAATCGCCAGCAGATTAGCAACTGCAAGAAAGTATAAAGAAGCCTCAGAAAGTCAAGGCGGGATTTCCCCAGCTGCAGCAGCGCAAAAATATGCAGAACAACAAGCTGCCAGACAGTATGTACTAGGGGGGCCACAGGCAATCCCCACCAACCCGTTTACTAATAGTTTGGGCCCTCAAGGAATCCCGCAGGCTTTAGTCAGCCCCGCGCAGCAACCTGTACTTCCAACACAAGCGCAGCAACCTAACGCTAGCATTATCCCGCCGCAACAACCTCAAACCGGAGGCGTTAATGCGCCACCTCGTGTTCCTGCTGGGCCGGGCGCTGCACCTCAAGGCATTCAATCGTTGTATCAAGCTCCAGAGAACCCTTGGGCTAACTATAACCCTGAAGCAGCAACAACTGCTGAAGCTGAAATGGCGCGTATGCAAGGTGTTCTCGGGGTTGACCCATTCCGCGCTAAATCCCAAGAGCGGTTAGCGGCTATGGAAGCTCGGGCAACGCAAGAAGAAAAAACTGCTCCGTGGATGGCATTGGCTGAAGCTGGGTTTGCTATTGCTGGCGGTGATTCTCCATATGCATTGCAAAACATTGGTCGAGGCGCACAGAAGGGTGTTGAATCCCTTGCCAAGGCTAAAGAACGCGCTGCCGCTGCAGAAGAAAAACGATTTGGGATTGAGTCCGAACTGGCCCGTGCAGAACGCGCAGAACAAGTGGCTATTGCTAGATTTGGCTTCGACAGTGAACAGGCTTCAAAAGAGCGCAACCGCCGCGAAGAACTTGAAAAACGTAAAGGTGATGCCTCTTATAAATCCGAAGTCGCTACGAATCAGTTCAAAGACAAACAGTTCCAGATGGAGCATAAACTGGAGCGGGAAAAACTTAAACAACAGCGAGAAATCAGCAATAAGACCCCTGCTGAAATACAGTTAATTGAGCGATATGCAAAAGAAGCTGGGTTGACTTTCCCTGAAGCATTCGACGCGATACAATCTGGAAAGAGAACAAAACGAATGACCGATGAAGAAATCGCAAAGGTACTTCTTGAGAAAAATCCAATGATTGCTGATGACCCTGTAGCATTTAGAAAAGCAATTGAGTCCTACAGAGAAGCTGTTTCTGGACAAGATTTTTCAGGTTGGGGACAGCTAAAAACTAAATAAGGGGCCTATATGCCGCTATATCAAATTACCGGGCCTGATGGAAAAATTTACGAGATAGAAGGTCCGGAGGGCGCTACCCGAGAAGAGGTAATCAGTGCCATCCAATATCGTATCCGAGAAACAGAAAAACCCCCTGAAAAACAAAGTGGGTTGCGTCAACTTGCTGACGTCCCATTAAAAACAAGTGCTGGGGTTGTGTCTGGGGTACGATTCCTTGCGGATGCCTTTGGCGCGGATAACCCTGTTTCGAAAAACCTTCGGGAAATGGAAGACTATATTGCAGAGCTTTATAGTGCCCAGTCCAAAGCTGATTCTCAGAAGATTTCTGAAATCATGAAAGAAGCCGAAGATAAAGGATTTGGGGCACAGCTTGGTGCAGCGGTTCAGGCGTTCGCTACGGCACCGGTAGATTTTCTGGCAAACGCACTTGGTACTGCCGCCCCTACAATCGCCACGGGGATGCTCGGAACTGTCGCTAAAGTCGGGGCACTTGGGGTTCGCGGGATGCAGGCCGCAACTGGTGCCGGTATGGGCGCTGGGGTGGTTAAGAGCTCCATATACGACGCGGTAAAACAAGAACTTACCAATTCAGGCATTCCTGCTGAAGAAGTTGAACGACGTGCTGTCGCAGCACAATCCTACGCTGGTGATAATCTCGATATGATTACTACTGGTACAGGTATCGGTGCAATTACTGGCATTACTGGTTTGGAACCACAAATTATTCGAGGAATCCTAGGTGGCGCAGCTAAAGAAGCAGCACAAGCTACCACGCAACTAGCTCCTAAAGGTATGGCTCGCCGTGCTGGTGAAACGGCTGTTGTTGAAACAATTCCAGAAACTGTTCAAGGTGCCCAAGAACAACTGGCACAAAATATCGCCCTCCAACGTGAAGGCTTTGACGTTCCTACAGGACGTGGGGTGGCTGGTGCTGGGGCACTGGAAGGTTTGGCTGGTGCTGGTTTAGGTGCTGCTGTCGGCGCTATTTCTCAAGACCCTGCAGTCATTCAACGTGCGAACCAAGAAGCCGAAACCAATCGCAAGCTGGCAGAAATCAACGCAGAACGCGCAAGACAGCAATTGATTGTCGATGAAGCTAAAGCAGGTCTTCCAGTAATGGAAGAACGTCAGGCCGACCTTGCCGGGTTTGCTGAAGCAAATAAAGCCTATACAGACGCAGTTGCGAAAGCAAAAGAAACATACGCCGCTGCTAGGTCAGTTATTCCTGAAGGCTTTGCTACCGAACAAATTAAAAAAATGGATACCGTAGAAGGTACCCAAGACTTACTACAAAACTTCGATAATTATTTTGATTTAAGTCCCGCAGATGCAAAGCAAGTAAAAGCTGGCTTGCAAAAGAACTTGACCGCGTTACGTAGAAAAGAAGCGGAATCAAAGAAAATTACTCCAGAAGAAAAAGACCTCGCTACCACATTCGATGCGTACTCTAAACTCGGGGTTAGCTCGCAACAAGAACTTGAAGCAATGCCGCTGGATGAGCTACAAAATGCGATGGCTGTCTTACAAGGTGAAATTCCCGGAGCTAAAAAATCACAACAACCATTACTCAACCGGCTCGAAGATATCCTAAAGGATGCTATCAAGAAGGCAACGCCTCCAGAGGTTACAGGTACATTAGAAGTTCCACCATACGAACCCGGGCCTCCAGCCGTAACTACGCTGACTTCGTTTGAACAACTTGGGCAACCAGAACCCGAGCCAGTGGTTATTCCGCCAAACGCATTCCCAGCGCCGCAGCCTGAACTCACTATTGAAGAGCGCATGGCGCAGTTGGAACGCGCACAGCAAGAACAAGAAGCCGCTGATTTTGAGCTACAAGAGCAGTATCCAGAACCAGTCGCCCCATCATCTCAAGAAGTCATGAAAGGTGAAGCAAATGAACCAACACCTAGCGTACAAGGACGACTATTCACTGCAACAGGAAAACCAACTGCCGCAGCAGGACGGCAACCCGTATCTGGAACTGAGGTCACCCCAGAAGTCAGTGATACTGACGGACAAGGAAGTGTCGACAGCGTGGTTCTGCCTAGAGAATCAACTGAAGCCGCAGCTCAAGAAGCTGAAGGACCTAGAGCTGGAGGATTGGGAATTGTTGATAGACCATCTGAGGGAAGTGCAGTACGACGTGGCAGAGGCGCAGAAGAGCAACCAGCTACATTAGAGCAAGATTTATTGCTTGCAGAATATGATGCAGCCGTCGAAGCACGTCAAAAAGCCGAGAAGAAATACGAGGCATTAGCAAATCGGTTATCGGAGAAATCCCCACAAGTACGTAGTGCTAAAGCTCAGCTGGACCAAGCAATTGAAGTAGAAGGCCAAGTCTCTGAAAAATTAGCTGGCGCTGCAAAAGAACCACAAGTAACTACCACAAGGGAACGTGCAACTGCTAAAAAGATTCTTGATGGGGCAAATCAGATTGCAGCAATGGGTGAGGAGGTACGGGACAATACGCAGATTGGTGACTTCCCGGGTTCAGCAAGCGCATACCATCTGTATGAAGCAAGGAAGTTGCTCCCCAAGCCATCTGACAAACTCAAGAAGGTAACCGAGAGCAACACGTTTGACCTGCATACAGAGACGGAGTTTGTAGCTAATGTTGACGGCAACCACTATTACGTAAACAAGGAAGAAGACCCAGACAACGAAGAAGGATTCGTTTACACGTTCAGCCCAGCAACAGACCCGTTCCGCTATGTGCAAACTACGCACTTCGACGTTGCAGAGCTAATCGGGGACATACGAAAAGACATTGCTGAGCCAACAACTCGTGAAGAGGCAAACAAACGCGCTGAGCGAGATATCGCGGAGGCTAAAGCAAGAGAAGCCGAAGGCTATGACCCTGATGAATTCCTGTACTCCAAGCCGGGCAAGTCAAAGAGGAAAAAGGACGGCTCGTACAAGCAAGTACCTAGCCTGAAAACTCTGAAGGCTGACAAGCCATCCTCGGTAGAAGCCGTTGAGAAAGCTGCTGAGCGTTTGTTCAACCCAGTATGGCTGAAGCAGGCACAAAACCAAGGTTGGCTGCATATTCTTCCCGGTAAGCC